AGGGTCAGCAGTGTTCAATTTGTTTAAGATAAGGAAATGACATGAACAAAACCACACCCACCCCCGCAGCCAATCCCTGGGAGGATGCACCTGCAGCAGCAGTGCCCGCCCGGCCCAGAACCCCTAAAGCCCAGCAAGACATCCAGACCGTGCGTGAGGCCACCTCACCTGAATACGATATCGAAGGTCTCATGACAGACTTTCCCACTGCCACGGATCTGGAACGCTTTGTGTTTGACCAAACACAAGTGGTGCTGAATCTCAAAGGCCGTGCCAACAAGCTCAAATACGAAGTGGCCATGGCAGTGCTCAACGGCACCCAAGTGGATCCCAAATTCATTGGCACAGGCAATCCCTACTTGGAAAAGGCTGACATGGTGCCAGAAGAGCCCATGAAAGAACTGCCCGCAAGAGATCCCGAAATCCCAGACAGATCCACGCTGCAGAATGAATTCTTCACGGCCTTTGTGCCACACTCGGATCCTGAGTATCATGCCAAGGGCATCCGCATGCACTGCACATTTCGCAAGTACACCACCGGCGTGATCACCTATGAAGTGCTGGGACCAATTGAACCGCGCCCCCAGGGTGAGAAGATGGACAAGTTTGGTCGCATCCGTCCTGAGATCATCAAGTGGGTTGATCCCAGAACAGGCGAACAGATTGTGCAGCGTGAAGATGGCTCCATGACTCCCATTGGTCGCCGACTCAAGGCCATGATGCAGAGCATGAAGTACAACACCACCAATCAATGGTTGAGATACATTGATCGTGACTTTATCAGTCTGGACCGTGCGGCTGCACAGAATCCCTGGGACCTGACCACATGACCACGGACCATGTCATCCGAGACGGCATGATACACAATGCCGTGGAGTCACGCCGTGCGGACGAAACTCGAATAATGCAAAAGGTCAATGCTGTGAACCGTGAAGCATTTACACAACGCTTTCCCGGCCACATTGAACACAACATGCGCTTGATATCGGAACGCCTGCAGAACTGCCTGATCAAGCCCGGTACCATGGACTTGTCAAATCCTGACTCATGGCCAGCCACAGCCGGTGAGATAGAGAGTCTTGCGAGTGCCCTGTGGTCATTAGAACAAGTTCGGCTGAACTGGCCCACACAGGCCTAATCACATGCAGTATCAAATTTTAACAGGTGACAACCGCCACACCTTGAAAACTCTTGCGGACAATTCAATAGACGCCATTGTGACAGATCCGCCCTACGGCATAGACTTCCTGGGCAAAGCATGGGACGCCAACACAGGTGCGTTAGAAACTTACCAAGAATGTCTGCGTGTGCTCAAACCTGGAGGACACATTCTGGCCTTCAGTGCCGCACGAACCTATCACCATCTTGCTATCACTCTAGAACAAGCTGGCTTTGAGATCCGTGATCAGATCATGTGGATCTATAGTTCAGGCTTTCCCAAATCACAAGACATTGGAAAATCAATTGCCCGCAGTGAAGAAAAAGTTAAGAACACAAAGACTTATCTACCTGTCATAGATGATAATCGTAATGTGTCAAACAGCACAACTGGATCACCAAGATGTCAGATGTGTGATAAATCAACAGGACCAATTTGGAAGAAGTGCCCAGATGATAGAGCAGACTGTATTCGTCCCTGGGAGCCAGACTTACAGAATAATGAATGGAATGGTTGGGGCACACAACTCAAACCTGCCCATGAACCCATAGCACTGGCCCGCAAGCCCATCAAACTATCTATAGCCAAAAACTGTCAACAGTGGGGTGTGGGTGCCCTAAACATTGATGCCACAAGAATACCCACTGATGATGTTCTTTCTGCAGGTGCTGGTAATGCTGCAACATTTACAAACTTCAATGCAGAAAATAATGTTGATGGTCCTGGCAGAGGCCACAAGATAAACAAAGATGTAGAAAAATGGGAACAAAATACAGCAGGCCGTTTCCCTTCCAATGTTGTAGGTGAGATCCCAGACTACCAAAAGTATTTCTACTGCCCCAAGGTCAGCCGCAGAGAAAGACACATTGGGTTTCCAGTAGCCAAAGGCATGTATGAAATAGCCAGAGAACACGGATACACCTTGTCCTATGATGATCCCAATGACACAAGTGTAGGTTATATGGTAGATACCCTGGGCAACAAAGTTCCTGATCTTGTGCTACAAAAGTTAGTAGAACAACACGGCGGTGGCAACAACCACCCCACAGTCAAGCCCATAGAACTAATGAAGTATCTGATTCGACTGGTCACACCGCCAGGTGGCACCGTGTTGGATCCATTCAACGGTTCAGGAAGCACTGGCTGTGCCGCTGTGGAACTGGGCATGACCTACATTGGTTGCGAACTGGATCCTGCCTATGTGGCCATTGCTCGATCACGCATAGAGGCCTGGTATGCTCTGACTCATCCATTGCAGGCCACAGGCTTGTTCGAATGATTGATGCCACTGTGCTCATGCGGCGTGCTGTGCGGTCAGTATGCGACTCACACAACCTCACTCCCACCAGTCTCTCACAGTTTGACCATGTGACTCAAGAGCAATTTCGCGATCTTGCGATCACAGTGGCCGATGACATGCGCTACAATGCTTTGAAATACTTTCGTCCATTTGACCACCAAAAGTCATTCTTCACTACCATCAGCGACCGTAGAGGCATCCTGGCAGCCAACCGTATTGGCAAAACAGTAAGTACCTGTTACGAAACTGCCATGCACCTGACTGGACAGTATCCTGCGTGGTGGCAGGGTCGGCGTTATGATCGTCCCATCACTGCCATGGTAGCAGGAGAAGGTTGGAGTCAGGTGGCCCTGGTGCTGCAGAATGAACTGCTGGGCACACCCGATGTCAAACTGCGAGACAACATTGGCTCTGGTGCCATACCCCGAGACGCCATTGATCAGGACACCATGCGGTCGGACGGTGCCAACTGCATTGGTGTGGAGATACGCCATGTCACAGGTGGCCGGAGTTATTTGTTGTTTGCCAACTACACACAGGAAGTGCGTCAACTGCAGGGTTTCAAACTGAACCTGGCAGTGTTTGATGAGCAGCCTCCGGATGAATTCTTCTCTGAAATAGTAACTCGTACAGCCACCACACAGGGCATGGTCATGTGCTCATTCACACCCTTGAAAGGTTTGAATGGTCTGGTGTCAAAGTTCTGGAACCGTGAACAGGGCTACGATTACATTCGTGTGTCATGGGCAGATGTGCCCGAATACGATCCCTGGGGTGAACCATTCCTATTACACACCACACGGCAGCAGCTGGAACGCGACTACCTGCCACACGAACGCGATGCTCGCATACAAGGCAAGCCCATCATGGGCAAGGGCGCGGTGTTCCAGATACGCACATGGCCCACATATCGAACTGGCGACATACCATTCCAGGAAATGCGCAACATCGCACGAGTGATCGCCTTGGACCTGGGCTTGGTCAACGACAAAACTGTGATCAGTTTGATGTACTGGGATCCATACGAACGCTCGGCCTGGCTGCATCGTCAGATAGTGGTGCAGGGCATAGAAGAAGCTGTGCCCACACAGTACATCAATCACCTCTTGAGACCCGAAGTGTATGGCACACCCATTGTGCTGCCATCAGATGCCAACACACAAGGACGCTACACAATGTCAAGCACCTCCATACGCGAACTGTTTGAACAGTATGAACTCAATGTGGCACCCAATGCCATTATGAATCCTCCAGACGCACAAGGTCGTGTGACCAATCACAAGAGCTACGGCATCAACCAGATGCGACAGATGCTGGAAGTGGGCAGCCTCATGGTCAATGAAAACTGCACAGAATTCCTGCGTGAAGCACAGAACTACTATGTGGACACACAGGGCCGATTCTCAGACCCAGACGACTGCATTGACTCAGCCCGATACGCACTCTTGGCCTGCCTGCAGGGCATTGCTGAACCCTGGGACAATCTCAATCCACAACAGCGCATGGCACGCCAGCGTGATCAACTGTACCGAGGTCGGGATGACACCAACCTGCCGGCCTGGAAGAAGAGTTTCAATCCAGCTGGTTAGCATGCGAATAAATAAAGCACCATGAGCACACAATTTGATCCTGACCTGGCCCGTGAGGCCACCTGTCACAACATATACAATACCATGCGACCGCTTGAGGCACATCAACACGGTTGGATGGTGAATGGTCGCACCATGACCTGGAGTGAGTTTTTGGATGAACTGGCTCCTGGTCTGGACAATCCCCTGCGCACCTTTCTAACCTTGAAGTATCAACGATGAGTTATATCATAGCCAGCCTACCACCCATCAAATGCTGGGTCCGGCGAGAGTTCCTGTACAATTTTGAACGCGGTCACGGAGAACTAGAACCTGCTGTGTGGGTCAGTCTCAAGGCTCTGCGTGGACAGGTGTTCCGCATTGAATCATTGTTGCCAGCCTACGGTGCACTGTATGACAAACTGCCCATACATGCCTATGTGTGGCAAGAAAACTACACCGGCAACCTGCCCATTGACATACTACAGTTATGGGACTGCATGGGCTACCGATTCACCATACATGAAAAAATGGGTCTGCGCAATCTGGGTGTGAAGTTCCTGGGCAAGGACCGGGCCTGGTACTACGGTACCTACCTGTTCACTGTGGACTTCTGTGCTGATGGTGCCGAAGTGGACACAGGCTTTACTGAAACAGCAGAAGAACACAAGAGTTTCAACTTCATTCGCCTGGACAATGGTCAGTTTGCAGTGCAGCCCAACAACCGCTGCTTGTGGTATGATCAGAGTCTGATCTCAGCCGACACCAAGTGGCCAGACTTTCAGGCTGCCAGAACCTTGTGGACCGTGGATGGCACACGCAAATGGACCGCAGGTGATGATTGGTTCTACACCATGACCGAACGCTCAGACTAAAAGCCTGGGGTCTGACCTGGTCTACAGCCCTGCCGCTAAATAACATATTATTAGGAAATCCCAATGCTGGACTTAAAAAATATTCCCATGACGGACATCAATCAGAGCCGCAAGATCAACGCCAACTTTGTGCGCCTGAAGAACTTGATGGATGTGAAGATGGCTTCATACCTGCGCTATCTAGGAACCAAAAACGCCATCAACAGAGCCAGTGATTACCATTACCTGTGTCTGGCCGTGACAGATTCTACCGCTCCAGTAAACGGCATAGATTATATTCACCCCAGTGTGAAACCTGTGGTAGACTATGCCACCGCAGTGATCACCAAGGGCCTGGCGCCCAACGGCGAGATCAATTTTGAGTTTGTGGCCGACGGTGAAGACGATGAAGAAGCAGCCCGACAAGCCACCGAAATGGTCAGCCATGTGGTCAACGAAATGAATGACCCACACTTTATCTTAGAACGCTGGGTCATGGATGCGGCCATGCACAAAAACGGCATGATGATGGTGATGCCTGTGCGTGAACCCATCACACGCTATGTGGAAACACAGGGCACAGCTGATCAACTGCGAGCCTTTGAACAGCAGGCCACAGACTCTGGACTCACTGCCCTGCGCCAGAGCCGTAGACGAGTAAATGTGGACATGGCCGCGGTCATGAAGGAAGTACAATCATTAATGGCACAGCATGGTGAAGAAATGGTGCAAGGCATGGTTGACAGTCAGCTGGCAGGCCTGGCAGCATTGCCTGAAGAACAAGATCCAGAATCTCTCGTGCAGGAGCAACAACAAATGACCCTGGACGATATTGAAGGACAACAGGCAATTCTCAACGATGCCATTGCTCGCAACACCATTTACCTGGCCAAGTACAAGCTCACAGGCTACAACATTCGTGTGAAGTTTAGACCCATTGCACAGCATTTCTGGATCTGTGATCCCACTGTGCCTGAAATGCGTGATCAACCTTTCTGCGGCTATTACGATCCCATGACCATTCAAGAAGCCACTGAACTATACCCTGGCATTGTGTTGGATGAGTTTGAACGCTTTGGCGAATACAACATGAATGGCGCTTACCAGGCCGGCTCAGTGCTCAACAACTTGGCCATTCATGCCAGAGATTCTGTGCCCATCATGGGTGTGCCTGTAGACTCAGCTGCATCGGCTGATCCTGATAGCCGCCAGGTTTCAATCGTCACTGTGTGGAACAAATTTGACATTGATGGCGATGGTGAACTGGAACTGGTAGAAATTATCTATTCAGGACAGTATGTGATCTCAGCTCGTGAAGTGGAATTCATTCCTGTGGCCAACATGTGTCCCAAGCCCTTGCCTGGCAACTTCTATGGCATGAGCATTGCTGAGAGTGTGATCCCCATGCAGGAGTACAACACCTCAGCGGCCCGTGCAGAAATACAGTTGGGCCTGCTCACAGCCACACCGCGAATTGGTGTCAAACCTGATCGCCTGGACTTTGAAATGCTGCAGGATGGCGAATCAGCAATCTTTATCCTGGATGCCAAGTTTGATCCTGCCAAAGACATCTATCAGCTGCCACCGCCTTCGGGCAACTTGCAGTTCCTGGAAGTGGCCATGAATCGCATACAACAAGACACCATGGCCATGGTGGGCATGACCACTCCCGCAGATGTGTTCAACCCTGAAGTGATGGCTCCTGGCAATTCAGGCATCAAACTGCAGATGGCCCTGACACCCAACCAGATCATTCAGGACAACACTGTGCGCAACGCAGCTGATGGCTTGAAAGAAGCCCTGTGGTTGGTCTGGCGCACTCTCATACAGTACGGTGATGACTACGGTGTTAAGAAATTGGCAGCCAGATATCACCCAGACCGGCAACCTGTGTACATGGATTACCAGAGCTGGGATGACATGAACTTCAGTGACCGCAGGCACATACAGATTGAACTGGCGCTGGGCATGATGAGCCAAGAGAACGCACTGGGCCGCCTGCAGATTATTCAGAAATGTCAAACAGACCTATACACCATGGTCCAGGGCATGGCACAGTCAGGCACACTCACACCAGAAATCTACCACAAGGTCAAGAAACCTTTTGCAGATACCCTGTATGTGCTGGGTGTGAAAGACTGCGACACCTACTTGCCGTCAGATGAAGAAGTCAAAACCATGATTGAGCAAGGCCAAGCCGCTGCCAAGAACAAAGAACCTTCAGCAGAAGACAAGAAACGCCTGGCAGATGCAGCACTGGCACAGGCCAAGACAGAACAGATTCAGGCAGAAATGGCCGGCACTGACAGCGAAAGCCAGCTGGACTACATGGCTGTGGCAGCAGGAGACCCCAAAGTCTACAGTTGATATTTTTAAGGATCGGATATGATAGAAGCAGAAACAGTTGAAAGTTTCAACACACGCCTCACGGTGGATACCACTGACTTGAAAAAGCTCACAGCTGGACAGCGTGACACTATCAAGCACTATGGATCACAGGCCGAAGCCCTGCTGAAAAATCGGGACCTGGCCATGTTTGTGCATCACTACAAGTTTGAACTGGCTGACAATCTCACAGCCATCTCAGGACACACAGAAGTAGACAATGTCACAAGGATTGCACAGGCCAACTACCTGTCAGGCATTGATGGCTTTGTGACCAGCCTCAAGCGAGCAGTGTACCAGAAGAACAAGGTCACGGCCTGGGAAAACAAACAGCAATAATCATGAGTTTTGGCTGGTGTGATATAAATAGATCACCAAGGTAACCTTCGGGCCCTTTTTATAGGAATTTTATGACAACTGAAATCACGCCTAATGCTCCCCAGAGCACGGCCAATGAAACACCCGCAGTGTTAGATGGATTAATTGCTGAGAAAATGGCCGCCATGCGTAACCAGATCCAGGCAACCAGACAACCTGCAACAGGAGCAGATGAATCGGCAGATGAATCCAGCCCTGCAGTGCCTGAAGCACTGGAAGATGAAACCGACTATGATACGGATGTGAACGCCACTGAAGAGGATGTCACCCTGGATGAACCAGTAAGTGAGCCAGACGCAGATACCACAGGTGAAGACCTTATTGACTTTATTGAATTTGCAGAGACCAATCCCAATGCCAAATTCAAGTTTACCAGAAATGGCAAAGAAGTCATTGTCGACGCCAAAAAGGCCGCAGCCATCCTGGGTCAAGGAGGTGCCATACACGAAGAAGCACGCCAGTTAAAAGTGGAGCGAGCCGAATTTGATGAATATCTCAAAGAAAGTCGGGAGCGCCAAGAAGGTTTAACTCTGGCAATGGAGTTCACAGTCCAGCCGCAACTTCAGAAAGCATATGATGAGATCTTGAAGACTCAGGGTTATCAAACTGTTTTCCAGCAACAACTTGCACAGGCGCAAGATCCCGGTGTCCGAGCCCGGATTGAAGCGTCAATGAGACAGAATGAGCAATACATTCAGTCCCAGCAGGGTGTTATTGGACAGATGAAACCCGCAGTGGACCAGTTCAGAGACATACGCCGACAACAAGTTGCAGAAGTATTGGAGCGCAATCGCAAACAGTTTACAGATAAAGAGTTGAAAAAC